GCGACTTTGGTCGTGACCGGGGTATTGCTTGGTATTACCTTGGGGGCTTTGGCATTACACACACACAAGCAGCCCAAACACGTATTGTGATTTGGGATAGCGCAAGTTAAGGGGGTATATTATGAGTTATTCAAATCCTGTAACAACGCGCATTCAATCCGGCGCTGCTCAAGACATGGGTGGTACACCTACCGGTTTCTCCTTTAAGGGGCCAACTGGTATGCAGGGTACTATTGTTGATGTCGGTGTAGAAGTGACGGAGACTTTCGCTTGTGATCAAACTGAAGCCTACTTTCAAGTGGGAAGCGGTTCTGATGCAAATGCTTATTGTCAACTTAACATTACGGATGGTACTGCAATAACTGATACATTCAATATTCAAGATGATACGAATGCTATTATTGCAGAGGCTCTTCCTGCCGACACTCAGATCGAATGTCTTCCAGTTGCTGGAACAGACAGTTCTAGTGTGACCGGTATTGGGTATCCGTATGTTGTTGTTGAGTGGTATTAAGGAGGATTATTATGGCTAAAAGTCATTCAGCAAGTGGTAAAGTACCTGAAAACGGTTTATCTTTTTTGGAAACGGCTACTGAAACTCCCAAGGATTTGGGAATGGATAGTCACGGCCCGAACCAAGTGCCGATGGGTATTGTGAAAAAGAAAGTTTCTTCTCCCGGAGAAGGTTCTTTTCAATTTCGTTAACAAAGATTCGGGGGGGTTAACGCCCCCCCTTTCTTTAAACTATGGAGGCCATTATGGCTAAGAAACAAGGATACAAGGCACGGCAAGATGAATCTCTTAGTGGTCGTCTCGGAGCCAGAAGCAAATTAAAGCGGAAGGTTTCTGCGGCAGGACGTCGAGCAGAAGCATCAGGCCCACGTAAGGCCGCTGGTGGTAGAAAGTACGGTCTTTCTAAGAAAAAAAAGTGAGGACACGATTATGACTATGACTTCTCTTATTATAGGGTCAGGCAACTTTCAGAGGCCCACCTTTGATAAACATGCTAAACCCTCAAATAATCCGAAGGAAAGTGGGTACACTCTGGTTGATTCTACTGATACTTATATGAATGAAAACAATCAGAAACAAAATAATGCCAATGTTGGTAATGGGCCTGAATGGGTAGGATGGGCTTTATAACAAGGAGGAGTATTTGTGGCTATTGATTGGTTGAAGCCCTACGGAGAAGTCCATGGGACTCATAAGGCCAGCTATGAACAGAATGGAATCCATTATGATCTTAATGGAGAAGAATTAAATCCCAAAAAGAGAAACAAGGAATGGGCTAAAAAACAAGTGGGACTAGGTGGTAGAAATCTCCTGATATGGGAAGCCAAGAATCTTGGCGGTATCATACTAGACTCACATGAGAAAATAGATTCCATACGCAGGAAGGTGATGGATAGGCTTCCTGAATGAAAGTAATACACATTCCTGAAAAGGAAGTAGAGGACTTTGTTCCTAAAGATTTTGGTGGTATAAGGAATAATAAGACAGTATGCATAGTTCGATACGGTGCTTTCGGTGATATCATACAGGCTTCTTCTTTATTTCCACTATTTAAAGAAGAGGGATACGAGGTATGTGTTAATGTAACTCCAATTGGTGCCGGATTACTGGAGCACAACCCATACGTAGACCAACTGTTGGTTCAAAAAGATAATCAGATAAGCAATACTAAACTTAAAGATTACTGGATCAAGATGGAAGAATGCTTTGATAGATTTGTGCAGTTATCAGAATCTGTTGAAGGAACTCTTTTGCTAAGTCCAGAAAGAGATGTAGAAATTGATGGGAAAATAGTTAGAGTAGAGGCAAATGAAAGTTATTACTTATCTAAAGAAGAAATACACAATAAATGTAATAAGAATTATCTTGAGGAAACTCATAGAATTGCCGGTGTAGAACTTAGACATAACCCTGTTTTCTATCCGTCTCCTGCTCAAAAGAAGTGGGCCAAGAAACAGAGAAAAAGAATAAAGACTCGATATGTAATTATGTGGTCTCTTTCTGGTTCTTCTGTTCATAAGGTGTATCCGTGGGTAGACAATGTAATTGCTGCTCTACTGTTAAAGACAAGAGATGTTTCAATAGTTACAGTTGGTGATCACCTGTGTCAACTTTTGGAAGTTGGATGGGAAAACGAAAATAGAGTAATAACTAAATCAGGGCAATGGCCTATAGGTAAGACACTTGCTTTTATTGAACACTGTAATGTGGTCGTTGGGCCAGAGACAGGAGTTTTAAATGCAGCAAGTATGATGCGTAATCATAAATGTGTGTTCTTGTCTCACTCCTCTAATGAGAATTTAACTAAGCATTGGAATAATACAACTGCATTTGAGCCAGAAGATTGTCCGTGTTTTCCTTGTCATAAATTACATTTTGGTTTTTCTACTTGTAATAGAGACAAAGAAACTGGCGGCGCTCTGTGCGCCTCTAACATTAAACCTGAGAGGGTAGTCAGAGATATTTTGAGAAATATGAGATGAGCACATATCTAGTATTATGCCAAGACATGGCTAGGGACATAGGCATACCCGGAACAGGCCCAAGTGATGTATCTCCTACTATTGAAGAGGAGAAAGATGTTGTCCGTTATATAAAGGATGCGGATTTAGATATCCAGAGGATGTGGTTTAACTGGGATTTTCTGTGGACAGAGTATTCAACAACTACTACAGCATCTACTTCTACTCTTACATCTCCTACGCTTTTGGCACAATGGAATATTGATTCTGTAGTATATGATCCTACTGCTGATAATTGGCAACCGTTAACATATGTTGGATGGAAAGAATATAGAGAGGATTATAAGTACGGAAGTGTTGCTACTGGTACTCCTGAGTTCTTTTCAGTTAAGCCAGATAATGTGATCGATCTATATCCTACTCCTGATGCAGCCACAACGCTCACAGCAGAGTACTGGGCAGTACCAACTGAGTTATCTACTGATAGTCAGGTATCTGTTATACCAACATGGTTTCACAGAATTATTATTTGCAGAGCAAAGATTTATTATGGTGAGCAGAATGATGCACCAGAGGTAACGTCTGGGGCTATTGCAGAGTTTACTGATCTATTAGATAAGTTAGAATCAGATCAACTGCCAAGCCAGAGAAACAGGAGATTTTCTGCGACTCAGGACTTGCCTAACTTTACAGTGGTTCCGCAATGACTATCGCTAGACGGCCACCTGCATCAAGCGTTGGCTCTCAGTATTTTCCATTTTCGGGCGGGTTGAATATTATTACTCCCGCTCTTTCTTTAAAACCCGGTGAATGTATAGCCGCTGATAACTTTGAGGTAGATATCCGAGGGAGATATAGAAGACTTGATGGGTATGAGAGAGATGATGGTACTGGATTACCTTCTGCGATTACCTATTATAGGATTCCCTTTACTGTAGGAACGGCTAGAGATTCTGTATTCAGTAATGCATTTGGAACTGGTTTTGATATGCAGATTCCCTCTCAAGGTGATTTGGTAAAGGGAGAGACCAGTGGGGCTATCGGTTCTATTCTTCAGGTAAGTATAGAAGATATTACTGGTGATGATAGTTCTGGTTCTTTTTCAAATTCAGATGCGGAAGGATATATATATTTTACTGTAATAAGTGGAACACTTGAGGATGGAGAGACAATGTTTTTTCTAAATAAAGACAGCGCTTTTGGAAGCGCATTCAATGTGGAGTACGGCTAATGGGAACACCAACAGCATTAAGAAAAGAAAGATCAGTTCTGACTGGCACCAGTTTTGCTAATAATACTACTGGCGCTATTACCGCTCAGATGGTCAGACAATTTACAGAGTCTGGTATGGGCGGTTATGGGACTATATGTGCAAAGGCGGGTACACCAGCCAGTCAGGTAATAGCAACTGCTACAACTGCAATAATAGATTGGAATGCAGGAAGTACAGGGGCTGATGGGCCTGATGATACAGGAACTGTGTCTGCAACAACTGTAGGAACAGATGCTGATTTTGCTAATGACCGAATCAGGATATACGACAAAGGATTCTTTATGGTCAATCTAGGTATTAGTTTCGCTCAGACCGGGACGGATACTGTAATATGGACATTCAGAATTGCAACTTCTAATACTGGTGCTACTGCTGTATTTCCGGGATATGACGCGGCTGTTCAAAGAGCAGTTGCTACCTTAGAGAATATGGTATCTGCTTCCGGTATTATTGACACTACTGGTCACACTACTTATACAGATGTGACAGCACAGGTTAAACACGCAGATGCCGGGTCTGAGAATTTTCAGATGCACTACGGTCAGTTATCAGTTTTTAGAGTAGGCTAATGGGCGTTCTTGCCACTGGCCTTTCTTATGGGCCTCCAGTATTAAGGGATGCTACGGCTGACTCTTCACTTCTTCCAGAGTTGCAGACTCGAATAGAGGAGAAAAGGGATACCATTGATGTTGTTCCCGGTGAAGGTAGTGTTCTAGGAGTATGGGGATATCTTGGTTTTCTCTATGCATTCAGGAATAAAT